GTCCATTTTGCTCCTTTCTTTTTACTTGAGAGGTGCATTATGGAAGCGCGCAATATTGATTATCAAATTAGGGCTAATGCCTTTGTTACCTGGTCTGGTTATGCTGGAGGTCAGTCTTTTGACTTCTCCGGTAAAACCTTTAACCAGATTCAACACGGGTTTCTTAATCCTAAATATAAAGATCAAATTGCCCACTTTCAGAACGCCGGTACTCCGTACCAGCGTACTGTGTGGAATGTGAAGTGCCATCCTGGCCTGTTTAAGTATACGGTTAAGTTACCGTTAGCTAAAGCAGGCAAGATTGCGTACTGCTATCACATGTTTGTGGGTGTCAACTCTATGAATACAAATTTCATAAATGTCGACCCCTCACTTGTAAACCGTGCAATATCTCGGTTTTATTCTCTTGCGTACAATCAGCAGCGATTATTCAAAGCTGGTGAATATGCAGGGGAGTTCTCCCATATGTTGCACAATCTGCGTCATCCGTTAGGCGGTCTCAGAGATCTACTCACTGGACACAATGCTCGTATCCTGAAGGCAATGAAGCCTTCAGGCAGGCATCGTATCAAGCAGGCAGATGTCCTTAAAACCGCCGCGGATTCCTGGCTCGAAGTTAGATTCGGCTGGAAACCCTTGAACCAAGACCTTCATCAGTTGTTTGAAGATCTTGCTTTCCGTTCACTTGCCCCCGACACTAGTTTTAAGATTAAGTTTACCACGACTGGTACTCCCACGTATGTACGTGACGATACCAATCAGGTGAATATCTCTTATACTCTTGGCGGTGACTCTGTGAATGGCCGTCTCATGACTTGGCTTGTTAAAGGCCAGTCTGTGAAAGTCAAGGGGTGCATCGACCTTTCAATGGGTAAGAGTATTCCTTTTGCGTTGGGATTGGACGCTCCGTCCTTTCTTCCGACGCTTTGGGAACTCACTCCTTATTCGTTTGTGGCCGATTACTTTGGGAACGTTAACCAGATTCTCGAAGCTTACGCAGTCCCTCGGGCCTCCATCCGTTATGTTAACGTCATGCAACGCTCAAATATCCTTTATCAGGCTACTTTTGTGTCACATGACGCTCCTGCGGGTGGTCTTGGGGGAGAAACTCCTGGTGTCACCGAGGTAAGAGGTTTCCAGTTTGTTCGAAATTGCTACGATGGTTCTACATTGGCTACTCCGCAGTTGGCTTTTACGCCATACGGTTCGGTCATACGTTTAACCAATTTGTCAGCAATTTTCTCGCAACTTAGAAACACCTCATCTCGCCTTTCCAAAATCCCTCATTGAGGTACAATCATGACTGTTTCAGTTACATCTCCGATTACGGGTGGTGCACAAACAGGCTTCACTTCTCCGACGTATACTCTCACGAGTGACGTTGCTCCTGATAACAATGGTAAGCAGGTTGCGGTTACCGCCTTAGGCGGTACCCAAACCGGCGTGACGACACATTCTGTGGCGTCTCCGTTTACCCATACCTTTGTTAGGCCCAAGGTCTTTAAAACCCTTGGACAACCTAACCCTGTTACGGGTGTTATTAAGGACATTGGTCGCAACACTTACTACCTGCTAACCCGCAAGGGTGCTGTACCAGCGGTTAACCAACCTGCTGTTACTGCGGCTATTCGTACCCAACTGGATATTCCAGCTGGTACGGATACTTATTCGCCTGCAGAACTTCGTGCTGCGATCAGTGCTCACATTGGGTATTTGACCCAAGTGAGTGCTGGTCTAGGCGACACTTCCGTTTCAGGTATTATGTAGCCTTTTGGCCACATAGTTTTCTGATTCGGGTTGTTACCTTTTCCTTTGGAGATTGCTTGTGAGTGATTACTCCCGCGTTCTTTCAATCCTGTTAGCTACTGATTTAGACCTTGCTTGCACAACCAAAGCATCTCGCCGACTCTCTGAGCGCGCCTTCAAGAAATTTGAGGACGACTCTTCTGAGTTTGCTGATGCCGTAGCGAAGGCAAAATTCAAAGATACGTGTTTACGTATTTCTGCGTACCAAGGTGCCGTTCCTGAAACGATGCTCGATGAATATCTAATCGGAGAATTCCAATTAGCGATCGATCGGGCGTTTGACCAGGAGTTTCTGGACAAATTGAACTGGTCTTCCATTTTTCTCAAAGGAAGAACAGGTCCAGGAGCGTCAATAGGTTCTATTGGGACTGACTTTTACACAAAGTTATTCTCATCCAACCTTACGACGTGCAGTTTACCAGTTAGCTCCGCTTTCCAGCGGCTCGTGAAGTTTGATTACCGCTGGATGTCAGCCGAAATTATTCGGAGACATTCGTACGGTACGCCTCACCTGGTATCAGGAAGCAAAATGTCTTACGTTCCTAAGAATGTTGACACATCACGCACTATCTGTACCGAACCTAACCTGAATATGTTTTTTCAGCTTGGGCTCGGTTCTTTTCTCGAAGATCGTTTGGTTACTCGTTTTGGGATTGACATCACAAAGCAAGAACCCCACAATCAAGAGATGTGCCGTATTGGATCTGTAGATGGGATGTATTCCACTATCGATCTTTCTTCGGCTTCTGATAGTATTTCTCTCACTCTTTGCAAACAGTTCCTACCGCGAAAGCTGTATGACTGGTTACTTGAGTTGAGATCTAAAGAGACTGTCCTTGATGGTGAAGTTATTCATTTGCCCATGGTTTCTACTATGGGTAATGGATTTACTTTCCCTCTCATGACAATGATCTTTGCGTGTTGTGTCGAAGCTGTTTACAGACTTGACTGTACTCCTTTGGTTAAAAACAGAGGTGGCCAGCATGGAAACTTCGCCGTCTATGGAGACGATATTATTATTGCTAGTAATAGCTATAATAAAGTACTTCGCCTCCTGAAGCTGCTGGGTTTTGTTGTAAACACCGAGAAGTCCTTTAACGAAGGCACTTTTCGCGAGTCTTGCGGTGCTGATTTTGACTCAGGGGAAAATATCACCCCGGTTTATATCAAGTCATTATCGACACCACAAGCCCGGTACGTCGCTTTTAACCGTTTAGCAGAGTGGAGTGCCGTTCATGGCATCTCTCTTTCCAGGACCTTATCTTATCTCTTCAAGACAGTACCCGATGTTCGGGTACCGCTCTGGGAGGGATATGATTCTGGTCTCCGTGATACTAGACCGTTTACATCACTTGACGATAATGGTAGCATAATTTATTATGCCTACCGTCCTCGTTCAATGTCTATGTCGACCGTCGATGCATCATTGACTAAACGGAAACGCGTGATTAACCCTTACGGGTTATATCTAGCGTTTTTAAGCGGCTCACTTAGGGGACACCGCATAAGCTTCAGATCATCGAAGCTTAAGTATGTCCGCCGGAAACTCATAGCTCCTAATTGGAGCTACGGGGCATACGGGTTGAATTCCGTATGCTGGTGGCCACAGCTGAATGCTGTGGTTTCTGGGATCCTCCCACGGAGGGAGGACCAGAGGGGC